GCTGACCTTACCAGAACAATCGATTATGTAATTGATAGGGGTAGTTCAGACATGCGTGCGGGAAACACAGGTAGAGTAACATTAGATGTCAGTAGAGTTATCGAATCCATTACAGTTCTGTCTGATCAGACTGGAAACGTAGCTTTTGAGATTTCTAAGTCTAACTATACAAATTATCCCACATTCACTAGTATCACAGGTGGATCGAGAGTAATTCTGTCTGGAGTAAACAAATACTTTGACGATGTACTAAATAATTGGGATAAGACAATTGTTGCTGGTGATATCCTTACATTTGAGGTGTTCGGAGTCTCGGGAATTAGAAGATTCCTAATCTCTTTAAAATTAAAATTATAAATAACATTAGTTCTTAAAAGTCTAACCCCTACGAGGAGTTGTTTCGATGGCATTACTAGTTCCCAATATTGGTGAAATTGAGTCTCTCCGTTATCTGATTGCTCAGAATAACTTCGTGCAAGACCTAGAGGATACTTCACCAAGAAACCTCGTACTCAAACTGTTTACGAGTAATACCACCCCAGCGGAAGGTGACGTACCGTCTACCACAGCATATTTCGAGCCATACATTGATGGTAACACCAATGGTTATGGAACGACAGCAAATACAGGTTATCCCAATTGCGTGGATAACAGAACAGATCAGAATTACACTCAGCAGTATGGTATTCTGCTGAATGGTTCTCGTTGGGTAATTAAGAACGTTGGTAGTGGTACAACCGCAGCCTATCCAGAACAAACCTTCACCTTTACTGGTCCTGCTGGTAATATCTACGGATATTATGTGACCAGAGCAAACAACATGCCTGTTGCATTACAGGGTGTTGAACATGCTGCTGGTGTTGGTATCGGAACAACTGTCTCGAAGGGTACAAACGTCGATCCATGTATCGGAGTTGTTGGTAACTTCTACTTCAATGTAGATGCCAACATCACGATGAATGATCTCACCTTGGGTCAGTATGTTGCAGGTAACCCTGGTATTCAAACAGGAACTAGAATCATTGGACTTGACAGAGCTCTGAACGTTGTTTACTTAGATAAGGCACTTATCGACAACATTCAGCCTCAGACTGATCCATCGATCACATTTAGTTTCGGTAAGATTACCGCCACAAACCACGGTCTTAGAGCAGGTGACATTCTGTATGTCGCTGCTGGTGCAGGTAACACAACTCTTGAATCTAACGTTTACACGGTATTCGATGTACCTAACGCAGACGAGTTTGTAACTACACCTTCCCTGACTGCAACCGCAAATGGTGTTGCAGGTCTGAATATTGCGACGATGTACACCAGCAGCATGTACGCTGAGAGATTTACAAACGGTCCATACAACATTCAGAACAACGGTGACCAAATTAAGATCACCCTGAACGTTGCACTTGACTGATTAATACATATAATTAGATCTTTGTTATGTAAGGGAGGTGCTTCGAGAGAAGTATCTCCCCTTTTTTATCAAATGAAGGTTTAGTATGTCTGCCCCAAAGGTTTTTACCTACGACTCGGCAAGAATAAACTACTTCTTCACCGATACCTACGGAGAGATTACGGGGTCGGCGGGGAACTTGGAGGACTTTGGCAATATTTCAGATGCGGCTATCGATGAGGAAGACGCATTAGGTTTTAATCCCAATGATTATGGATTAATTGTTTATACTGGTGTAGTATATCCATTTGGTTCGATCGCGGACATTCAGAGCGGAGGAGAAGAAGCCGCAACGTTTGTACCTGCAGTCCCAGTGGATACATACGTCATACAGGGTGCAGGAAAGGTATCACGCACTCAGGCGCCTTGGCAGGGGTCTGGCACCCTCTTCGAGATTGGTGGCGGTCTGGAAAGACTGGTTATCCCAGACTTGGGTGCCGCAGGACCATCTCCAACCCTCTCTGGAGAGGCGGTTACAAGCAATACATTTACAGAAGTCGGATCTGGAACGCTCACTGTCTCGGAAGAGGCGGCAACGGCGGAATTCAACATATATCCGTTCGAATCAAGAATTACACTCACCGTTTCAGGGGGAACCTCACAGGAGTATCCTGACGAATACATTGAAGTTCGTCCTAATGAGGAAACCCTTAACGGTACACTGGATGAGAGTAGAACGTATGACTACTCCTTCTACACTGGCGGTTTCGAAGAACTTGACTTCGGTACAGTTGCTGTACGACAAGGTGCAGGTTTCTCTGATGCAGATGGCGTCACCTTTGACTCTACAGATACGAATGTAAATTCGTTTGCTGATGCCGATCAGGTAACAGCAGAAGCATTTGGTGAGATTTCTCAGACTCCAGCATCTTATGAAGATTGGGGTCAGATCGTTGCTGATGTTCGTTATGGTAAGTTGTCCACCAAGGCAACTTCTGTTAATGCACAGAATAAGGCATACGACAAATTTATCAGAGATTATGTTGGAGAAACTGCTCAACTGGTCAAACAGTCGGGTCTCTCCGAGAGAAACACCTTTGCATGGGAAGGATCTGGTACGATCACTGCACAAGGTCAACTCGGTCTTGGTCAGGCACCACAACACACAGTATTTGGAGAAGAAGGTCAATTTACCTTCAATGGATCTGCAAACGAATCCTTCACACCGAAGGGTATCGAAGGTACAGGTCTCATTGTCAAGGGAAGTGCGGCTACAGAATCTGTCACTCGCGAAAGACTCAGTCGTGCAGAACTCTTTGTTGTTAGTGGTACGATCATCGAGGACTTCACTCCTCATTGGAGATCGCCTCTTCAAAGAGATGGAATTGTTACTCCTGTTGATTACGGTTCGATCACTCAGACTCCAATTCCAGAAGATATCGACTATGGATTTGTACGTCTGGTTGCCTTCAGGGCAGAGGATTACAAGTACATTATTCCTGGATTCAAGTCCGTCGAGATTCTTGGAGAATCTACGGAAGCATACTCCAGATCTTCTTATCTCGGTATTGGAACATACTTCCTCTCCGACTTTGCAGATGCTCCAAGAGCATACGACTACGAATCTTCTGGTATTACTGGTATTGCCACTTACAAGGCTGGCATCAATATCTTTGGTTACAACTGGTTCAGTCAGGCACCACAACATACAGTATTCGGTCTTGAAGGATCCTTCACTATCCAAGGATCTGGTGCAGAATCTATCACACCTGCAACAGAAATTGGATCTGGTAGTCTCTTCACAATTGGTGGTATTAGTGAAACTACTGCTGTCAATCCTCCTGCTGCAGGTACGAAATTCATCAGTGGTTCTGCTAAGGTCAATCCTGTTCCTGCACCTAAGGGATCTGGTACGATCACTATCAGTCAGGGTAGAGAAGAAGGTCAGACCTACCTCAGAATTATTGATGTTGGTACTACTTTCGGTCTCTTCGGAATTACTGGTTCCAGTATCGAGAAGAATACCGAACACTACAACAGATCTTCGATCAAGTACGGTCAAGAAAACGAAAACTTCGGACAGATCTTTGGTACAGATCCAAGTTTCGGATTCGATCTTCAATACAAAGGTATTCAAAGTTCCAGCGTTGAAGATTACTCTGAAGGAACACTTACCTTTGATAATAGTGATCAAATTGGTAGAACATATGATGAGGCAGTTGGTGGTGCTGGAGTCCTACCAACATTTGATAAAACCAATCAGTACAACGTTAACTTCAGTAGCACTGTTGTTAGTGAAGATTGGGGTGAGATTGAAGAGAACGCAAACACCGTTGGTGGTCCATCTTACGATCAGGAACTGTATCCATACAATACAGGATTCATCGATCAAAGAGGTATCGATGCTGGATACTTCGATTATGGTTGGATCAACGAAGATACTCAAGATCCACCGAAGATTCCATTCGAACCACCTGCAAGAATCATCGATGCAGTGCCTCGTGCCAAGACGATGTGGATTCCATCGTTCCCAGGTTCGGGTACGGTTCTCTTCGATATCTCCAGTGCCACCGAATCTATCACAGTATTCGAACGTGCGGATGTTCCTCTTCTGCCACTTTCTGGATCTGGCGACGAGGCGGTTGTTTGGCAGTCTCCAGAAAGAACAGTTACTATTCTCACAAGTGGTGCTGGAACGGAGAGTCTTACCAAAGTCGATGTTGGTATCGGTACTCTTGCTACCATCACTGGAGAACTGGTCGAAAGAGTCAGATTCGAAGAAGTTGGATCTGGCACTATCAGTCTGGTTGGTATTGCCACCGAGAAACTCATCTCGAATCCTCCAGAAGGTACTTCTCTCTTTACACCATACGGATCTTACTCCAACTTCAGTGCAGCATACGCAGAGGTTGCAGACAAAGCAGTCCTCAGACTGTCTGGAGAACTGGTTCACCCAGATATCGATTACACTCCACACTACGGTATCGACAGAAATATCGGTATCGAGACTGGATTTACATTATCCAGTGGTGGTGGACTCAACGAAGATGGTACAGGCCCAGGTATCGTCACTACCAGATTCATTCCTGATTATCCTGCAGATGGTACTATCTTCATCGAAGGTAAGGCAATCGGTCGTA